TACCGTACTTCATTATATTTCTGTAAGTCTTTGGACTTTTAAGCAATAATTTTAGACTACTACTGCTCAATGCGTGTTTGCCTAAATGACCGTAGTAAAACTCATCGCTATACATTTGGGTAAGAATTTCATCCAATCCCCAAGGCTCTCCGTTTAAAAGTATTATCATAGGTTTATTATTTCAGCTTCTTCTGATAATCTTTTATCAAGTTCTTGTTTACACCTTTCTCGATAGCCATCTAAAACCATCGGATTGTTGATTGCTTTTTCTAATTCCCAATAGGTTAGGGAAGAATAATAATAGTTTTCGTAATTCATCTTTTTTATATTTATGTTTCAAATGTAGTTATTATTTTTTAATTAACAAATCTTTTTTTTCTAATTTTTCAATCCTGCCTAAAATAATTATACAAAACCTTTGGAGTTCTCTCAACTCCTTTTGCATTTTAATTAAATTACTTTCTTTCATTTAAATCTTTTTTTAGTCGTTCTATATAACAAGCACCATCCAATAGTTCCTCTTGTAAGTGTTGTAACCACTCTAAGGTAGATAACTTACTATCATTTAGTGTAGTGTCGTATTTTGTTATTCCAATCTTGCTTCTTAGCGAAAGCATATCTTTCACCTTTTCCACTATTGGGTCATTTATATCTTTTAACCTACGTGTGTTAATTGTTGAGTTTGTTTCCCAATACTTAGTTATTGAATCGCTCATAGACCTAATTGTATTTTGGTTTTTAGTTTATTTATTTCATTTTCCAATTCCAATACTTTTGATTCTGCTTTAGTGGCTCTATCTATTGCCCTAAGTTTATCACTACGGTATTCTGATTGTATTTGCTCGTGATATAATTCGTTTTCATAAATCTCAATCACATAATGATTTATACTAACTATTGATTCTAACATATCATCAAGTTCTTTTATTGGCTTTTTCTTTTTCCAATTTAAAAGATTATTTGTTATAACCTCAAAGTCTGTCAGGTATCTAATATGTTTTAGGTTGTGAAGTTTTTTGTTCATTGTTTTAAAATCTGCATTTCTTACAATTCCATTTCACGCCTAAATTATTAATAAATTCTATAAAATCAAATTCTTTTTGAGGATACTGCCATTGTTTTTCATAATACCAAGCGGTAACCTTACATTCTTTTAAAGGAATATTAATGTCGTCATCTTTAAAATTATGTTCGACTTTTATAGCAATACCAAATTCACCCCAAGCATCACAAATCCTTTCTAATATTAATTTTTGTCCTGTTGGTATTTTGTTGTATTTTCTTTTTACCTCTCCCAATATTAAAATCTTGTTATCAAATTCCAAAACAAAATCAATATCACTTGGGTGCAATTTTCCATTTTGCACTCCTGTAAAATCTACAACTTGTTTTACCTGCTTTGTATTTCTGATTAAACTATCCACCTATTCAGAAATGTATTTATTATATATAGTTTCAAGTTTTTTATAAACCCCACTAACAAAACAAGGTGAGCAGCTGGTGGGTTGTGCATTTTGTTTAAATACCCTATTGTATATTTTTAACATCTCATTTTGCTCTTCTGATTTAATAGTGGTTTTTCTACTTGAAAATGTATCAGCTAAATAATTAAATTCATCTTCATTTAAACATTCAGGTTTTTCATATCTAAATATTTCGTTTAGTTTATTCTTTCTTTCATCACATCCGCAATCTTCTCCCGCTAAAAACTTTACTGCCCTTTTAATTCCTGTGGCGGTTGTTATCTTTTCTATTGTATCCCCAAGCCCTTGGCTTTCTTTCGCGTGGTTTTCTTTCCACTCTTTGTAAGCTTTTGTTCTTTTGTCGCCTTTAAATTTTGTCATAATCTTCGTTTTTAAAATCTTCGTAATCTTCTTTAAATAATTCTTTTAATTCATTTTTACATTTTTTTAAAGTATTAAAAATACTCACCCAACTAATGTTGGTTTCTTTGGCTATTTTTCTAATAGACATATCCGTGTCTGAATACAATTTAAATAATGTCTTATCGTACCAACGCCACTGTTCTATATGTTTATTTATTTTTAAACTCAAATGATTATATCCTATTTGTTCATCCATTTCCGAATAGTCCTGAATTTGGATGTAATTCTCGTCATCATCAAGTCTAACTTTTTGAATTTTATTCTTAGTATTAAGATACTGTAACCAAGTAGTTCGAAGGGTAAAAAACATATATCCCCTACTAACAATATCATCTTTAATAATTTTTTCCTCATTTGCGTATTTGTATAGTATAATGTAAGATTCCTGTACAATGTCCTCTGCAAGGTCATATTCCCCAAATGAATTAACTATTTTAATCCACTCTTTATGCCTTTCGGCTACCTTACTTAACCATTGACCTCCCATATAACCGTAATGCTTATCACACCAATTAAACACTGTAAAGTGTACTCCGTAGATGTATTATCATCTTCAATAAAAGTTTCGTCATTTACTAAAGCACCAATTACAAAACCTTTAATTGGACTTATTAATATCTCCGCTTTGTTTCTATATCCAATGACTATAAATATAAATCCTATAATATATAAAAATATAAAGATTTTAACTACTGGCATTGATAATAAATATGATATGTCCATTTAAAATATTATTGGTTCTTCTTTTTTCGAGTGTAAAATATCAATTCCCATAAATTCAAATCCCACATTATTCCTTGACATTCTTAATTTAATTGGCTCTTCATAAGGAGTACACCTACCTCCTGTTTCGTTTTCCTTAACTTTAAGCACGTGTAAATGACTATACATCCAATCTATTGGACTTGATGTATATCTGTGAATACAAATGACATCATCAGCTCTATTTCCCCATTTACCACCACCCTCGACACCAGCTAAACCCAATGGCAAAGGTAAATTTTCGTATTCGTGTCCTTTTGGATGTGTTCGCCTTAAACTTTCCGTAACACCGTGAGCATTTAAAAATAAAGTTATTTCCTCTTTCTTTGCAAATAATCTTAATTCTGATGCTACTTGATAATCATACTCGTGTCCACCAACTGTCCTTAAAAGCTGATGTTCTTTTGCTAATGAATTATAAGGGTCAATTAATAATCCGTGATAATCCCAAGCATCCTTAATTGCTTTAGCTTCTTTTAATAATTGTTTGTAAGTGTACAAATCCTCAACATCTATTATTTTAAAATGTTTGTCAGCCCAAGATATTGCTTCTGATATTTGAGATTCGTTTGCAGTATGTATTGGCAAACCCATTTTAAATTCTATAATCTTTCTCATTATAGATTGGGGAGTATTCTCACTTGACCAAATCAAAAACCTTAAATTATGTTTAATTGCCCAAACAACAAAAAAGTAAATTATTACAGTGGTCTTTCCAACATTTGCGTGTCCAATAATTAGATTAAAGTTTCCCTGTTTAAAACGAATATACTCGTCTATGTTTGGTATATCTATTTTAAGACCTTCTTTTACCCTCCCATATTTTATATCAAGTATCTTGTCTTTTATTTTTAGGCTTTGCGTTATCATATCTTATAGTAAGTCATCTTACTTGGTTTTCGTTTAGTCCGTATTTTTTTTGTTCTTTATTTGTATCTCTTCTTTCGGGTTCATATTCATATCCTAAAATAGGATTTACTCTATAATTCCAAAAGTCCATAGGCATTTTTTCGCCCTCTTTTAATCTTTTTAATTTCATAAAAAAAGGGGGGTTTCCCCCCCATAATATTTAAAATGGTAAATCAACCTCTAACTCTCTCGCTGGGTTCTGTTGTGTGTTTGTAACCTCGTTACGCTCCGCAACGGTTATGTCGCCACCGACCCATCTAACCGCTCCATTCCCTAAACTGTTGGATTTTTCTTTTGACTCCCTTTCTTCTTTAGTTTGTGATTGGGTAATCCAGATATTATTCCCATATTGGCTCTGATTCTGAACCATCATAGTTATGTTTAAATACTGATTCCCATTCTTGGCAGTTACTATCTTTGTCTTGTCTATTGCTGATAAGTTGATACTGCCTGATAAAATTGCTACATTTTTCGTGTCCATAAATTTTGATTTTAATAGTTGTGTTATTTTCTTTTATTGTACAATATAGTGATTTAATTTTACAATTTTGATAGTTCATCTTGAATATCTTTACGCATCATATATTTGTCGAGTATAGATTTAAGATTGCCACCACCTTTTATATATTCAATAGCCTTGTTAAATTCAGGTGTGTTTCTATTTAGCCACTTCTTATCACTTGTGTTGCCACTTGCTAAATTACCATCATCATCCTCTGCCTGTAATCCCAACAGACTCGCAAGGGTATATCTACGGTAGTATGTTATCGCCGAACCAAGTTTTTGTGGGTCATTAATATCGGGTAGGGTTAAGCTACTATCTACACTCCCGCCGTTTTCAATACAAATTATTCTACTTGTAATCATATTATCCATTATTGGTTGAATTAATAATAATTTATGTTTTGCTAATAAAGGGTTAAGTTGTTTAATAAGTGAATTAATATCAAAATACTTTGACTTGTAAAATGGATTACTCGCATCCTTACTTATTGTCCCAATCTCCTGTTGTAAATTAAACAGTTTTTTAAATACATTAGTTTCTGCTGCCATAATAATTGTGTTTGTTTAAATAAAAAAGTTGTTGTTTTAGATTCTGATTTTCGTTTTGTAGTTCCACAACCTTGCCGTAGAGTTCTACCTTATTTAAATGTTCCATAGTGTAAAGATACAAATATTTTTTTAAATAAAAAAAAAGGATAACATTTCTGCTACCCTTTTTATTGAAACACATAATAATAATAAAACAAAAACTAACCTAATTTTTTTAATTCATCAGAATAATGACTTATCATTTCTTCTAAATCTGAATTACTAAACTTCTTTAATTCTTTACTTTGTAAATATAACTCATTTGCAAGTTCTAAACCTAAATAAATCGAATATTTATATTGCTCCCCAGCTCTAAAAACATTACAAGATACACATTGAGGTTTTACATTTCTTTCATCCCATCTTATAGAGTAGTGTTTACGACTCATAAAATGCCCTGCTTGTATCTTTTTCCAATGATGCTTTTCTCCACAGGTTACACAAGTACAAAAACCACTATCATCAGCATTACTACGTCTTGTATATTGTGAAAATATTATATCAAGCTTAGTAACTAATTTACTTCTTGTAGGTTTTTTACTGTATTTAGACATCTAAATGATTTAGTAATAACTTACCAGTAGGTTCGTCTATACCTTTTATTTGTTTATAAATATACTTTGAATCGGATTTAACTTTTTTTTTCTCACCTTTAGTAGAATCAATACCTAAGTTACAATATTGATTAGCATCTAATTCTAAAAGTAAATCAGTTCTTTGTTTAACACTTAAAGCAAAGTCGTGAGCTATTTTTTCTGCTAAATTTCTAATAGTTAAATCTTCATTCATTATGTATATATATTTAGTTGTTTATATTAATATCCCACTCACCCACCAAAGGTACACGTTTTTTTTTTAAAAATCAAGACTTTTTAATAAATAATTAATTTTTTTTTATTAATTACTTCCTTGACCCCTGTATTTCTTAGTATAGTTCTTACTTGATTTAAGTTCACTCTGTTTAGACTTAGCGTGAACTCCTTTGCGTCTTACCTTAGGCTTCTTGTAATAATTGCTTACTATTTGCTTTGCCATCTATTTAGATTTATCTTTTAACTTCTCAAAGGTTCTTAATCCTCCAAGTCCTAACATACCCAACAAAACTGTAAATAAAGGTTCAGTATCCAATTTCGGAAATTGAACATCAGGATATATAGTTCTAATAATCGGGAATAAGATAAAGTGGTAAGCAAAAGCCAAACCACAAACCCAGCCAATAAAAGGTCGCCACCCTGCAACAAATAAAGTACGGTGTTGTGCTTCAATCTCATTAATTTTTGTTTGAAGTTCTATTATTTCTTTTGGGTCTAACTCTTTGCCTTTTATGGCTTCTCGTATTTCCCAAGCTAATCCACCAACAGGGGATTTGTCCCCCCTTTTACCAGTCAATAGATTTAATAACATTTTAAGCATAGTGTTGAACCAGTAGTATTAGTATGTCCAAATAACATTGGGCGACTTACTTTCGTCTGAATCAACGTGGATAAACGTGTCGGCAATACCAATTCTGTTGAACCCAACTTGGATAAGGGAGTCAAGTATAATCCATCTTTCTCTTGAACCTGAACAGGCAATATCTGCTGCTTTTCCAACAAGGTGGCTGGAATCTTTTTTTCCCTTAGCCAGTTCGTTTCTTTCTTTAGTTCTGTAGCCACTATTGATTTTGAATGGTATTTGTGCGATATCACGAGCATTGTCAAGCATTGCAAGAAAATTACTATCCATATTAACCCCACTATTAGGAAGGTCTGGCGAGTCAAATTCATCTAAACTAAAATATTTTAAATCCATTCTTACTGTTTATATCGTCAGGTTATAACCTTACTTTTTATTTGGATATGTCAAGTTATATCCTTACTTTTTATTGGCAATCTTCTAACGATTTTACTTTTAACTTTAGCTCATCAACTTGTAAGTTGTGTTTTTCTATTGTTTTTTCTATATATATTAACCTTAGGTTTTGTTCGGCATCATCGGGTAATGCTCCAAGTTCACCCCTGGGCCATTTTATTCTAAACTCGCTATTCATCTTCTGCTCCGCTTCCATACGCATTACAGAGACTTCTAATGCCTGTATTTGTGATAGTAGTGTGAAATATACTCCTGCAATAGAAAACAACCCCATACCTATGCCTATTAAGGTTTTTAGGTCTACGTTGATGTCTCCTTTGCCATCTCCATCTATATCAATTTTAGCCATCTTATTTATCGTAGGGTTTAGATATTGGTCGGTATAAAGAATCAAATCTTTGTTTAATACGGTTCATTCTAATACCTTGTATTTGATTTTGTTTAAATGATAATCCGAAAAACATACTATTTTTTTAGGGATTTATAGATTTGTATAACTGTAAATGTGAAAGTAGAAACCAATACAAGGAATTGTACAAAAGGATTTATCTCGCTAAAACTAAATGCCAATGCTCCTAAATTCAATCCGTAAACTCCAAATATCTTCAAAACTTCCATTGTATCATTTATTATTTAAATGCCATATAGATATATTCTCCACCAGTAGTATTATGGTCATTATACGTTACGTTTATAGTAAATCCATTAGAGTTAAATACAATTCCTCCATCTGTTCCTTCGGCATTAGACAAATTTGGGTTTAAATATAAATTACTTGCTCTTTTATTGTCATATATAAACCAATCTCCTGTTCCATTAGACCTTTTTATCATAACAAAAGCAGGCTCAAAACCAGCGTCTCCATCTACACTTGTAGGAACAAAGTTACCTGCACTTCCTGTTCCACTATAACTCCCTATCTTACTATATCCTGCAACTGAATGGAAGCAGTAGGCTATGTAATCCACTGATTGATTGTTATATTGTCTTTCCGCTGTTGTTGTTCCATTAGTGGATAGAACGGTGCTATTTGCAGAAGTATAATAATTAGGAAAAGTTGTATATAAAGCAACATTAAGATTCAAATTTAAATAACCTTCTGTTCCTGTAATTGAGCTATTAAGATTAACTTGCCAATCTAAAACAGTACCTGTTAATTTTTTAATAATTGTAATTTCAGGAGTAGATGAAAGTCCGTGTCCTATTGTTTGACTCGCTAAATTATTACCTGTCCATTTAACA